AAAGTTAAGGATACACCTGAAGAAATTCCAAACCAAAAAGCCATCGTTAATGTTCAATAGTTACTCCCAAAAGAAAGGCTAGTAGATCTGAAGATTTTCCCCTTACCTACTAGCCTTTGGTTTTTTAATCATAATATTAGTTAGTGTTCTCTAGTTATTTATCTTTGTACCAATATCCATAGACACATCTTGTTCCGTCTCTCGAACAATCGAAAGTATCATGAATAACTTTATCAATAACAGCTACCAAATGTGTGGAAACAGAACATATTATTGTTCCCATCGGTAACTCATCGTATCTTAAGTGTGTCTTACAACCTTGACCAATAAACATAGTTGGTTTCCATTTCCAACCAAGACTTAAAAGGTATGGCTTATCAACCACTTTGTAAGTACCAAGTCTAGCACTATCATTTTTTGGTTTCATACCCCAAGCTAATTTTGAATTTGATTTTAATCTAAATTCTTTAGTAGCTAAAGTAAGATCATCATAGACTTTTTGATATGGTAGATTAGTTGCAATGACAATGGCTCTTACAACACAGTCGCCTGTTTGCCCCTTGTACCCCGCAATTTTTCTACCCCCATCATTGTACTTAAAGTTTAACTTTTTCATAAGCACTCCTGTTCTGAGAACTTGTATAACTAATATTCACGATTTAAAAAAGCTAAATATAAATCTATTAAAATTTATATTAACATTAGTATACCACACTCGGTTTTCAACTTGGCTCAATTAGGATGAATTTGGATAGTGATCTTAAGTCATTGCTAATCCGTTGATGCGACACCTTGTCACAGTTGACAGACTTTTAGCATCTTAACTAAGACCTAAAATAATTATTGCAATCCACATTTTAAAAACTATTATTCAACTATGAAAAATAAAAAATATACAGCAGAAGAAAAAAATACATTAAATCAATTCTTAAAAGAAGTATTTGAGATGTATGAATATGATAGAGCAAATTATTCAGAAGAATATAATCCTAATACTTGTTATGAGGGTGCGTTTGATAGTGTATGGGATGTATGGAAATCTGAAAAAAGAAAATTACCACAATTTAAATTTAACAGATTGAAAAAACAAAATGATAAATAAACTTATTGATATTTATATTTAAAAGTTTATATTAAAGACATGAAACAAATAGTAAACAGAGTATTTTATATTGAGTACAAGGCACAATATAAAAGATACCCTAAAAGAAAACCGATTAAACTTAAAAGACTTGGTGCATTTATTGAAGGTTGTATCTTAGGTAAGCATAAAGAACTAGGACACCCTTACTTAAAGTATCATGATTTTAAAAAGAATAATTTCAGGACGGCATCAGTTAAGTTTAAACTAACAGATCCTAAAACAAAAAGGATCTTACTTAAGGTAGGTTAATGTTAATCGATAATCCATATATTTTTTATCCGTTTATTTTTATTGTAGGTTTATTTTATTTTTATTGTAGGTTTATTTATTTTATGGTACATTAAATAGATATGGACAAACAAACTGAAACTTTTTTTGATAGAGATCATAAGAAATGTTTTAAAAATGCTATAAGAAAAAAAGCATTTAGATCTAAGGAAGTTAAAGATCCTAACAATTATATTATGTATATGTGTAGTAATTCAAAGTATGATTGGTTTAAAGCAAAGTTAACTAAAAGATCTTACAAAGTGGAACGTAATTAAATGACAACTATTATAACGGGCATAATAATTTTTATAGTTTTATTTATTGTATGTTTTGGAGTAGGTTTAAAAGTTTTTTTAGATGAGATTGATACTTGATTTAATGAAAGAAGTATAGTACAGTAAAGATAGTGCATATCTTTCACGTTGACTGAATAATCATTTACTGAAACGTGATAAGGTATTATTTATATAGTGTGTGTGAAACCACAGTTTAGATTATATAAATAAGTTTGGGATATGAAATAGACAGTTTCGGTACAACTTATCCCCAATGCTTGGCAGTTGTAGTATTTGCAAAAGGCTACACGATTTATGTCGCAGGACATAATGTTAAAAAATCCAAGCACGTGTGAGATATGCACTAATAAATTAGTTTATTTTTAAATGAATGAATTAAGTTCAGCAGATCAAATTTTTTATATCTTATTATTAAGCGGGTTAATTCTTGTTAGTGTTGGTTGTGTTTTATATTTTGTTATGGATATTTTAGAACGTAAACAGGAGATAAAAGATTTTAATTTAAGTCAATCATTTAATAAATCTAAAGGAATTTACGAGTATCATCCTAATTGTTACTGTAAACGTTGCCAAGCTAACAGGCAGAACAAAAAGAGAACATCCAATATCCATCTTAATTAAGATCTAAATTTTATTATTGTATATAATTTTTAAATTATTATATTAATTGTAATGATTACTTGTAGATTTTTTTTAAATAATAGAATTAAAACTTTTACAGAAAAAACCATAAAGGATTGTTTAAAAAGTTTTTTAAATAATTATCATGAGGCTATTAAAGAATTAAAATTTGTTATAGTTCTTAATGCTTTAGGCAGTGGATCAAGGCAAGTTATTAAAAGCGATTTGTTTAAAAAAATTTATTTAAATAAAAATGATACAAATTAAAACATTAAAGCAAGCTAGAGCCATAACGGGTGGAATATCAAACCGTAACCGCAAAATGCCCTTCTATAGTTACGGGTTACCCGTTAAAAATTGTATTACAGGATCTAAATTATCTAAAATTAAAGGTTCAACTTGTAATATCTGTTATGCTAAACGTAACATGTATAATACTTATGCCGTTAAAACCTCACATAAAAAAAGACTTAAAGGAATTAAACATCCTTATTTTATACAAGCTATGATATATGAAATTAATCACTTAACAAAAAATCAAACTAAAAAAAAATATTTTAGATGGCATGATAGCGGGGATCTACAAAGTTTAAAACATTTATTAAAACTAGTTAAGATTGCAATCGGGTTACCTAAAATAAAATTTTGGTTACCAACTAACGAACGTAAATTTATTAAAACTTATTTAAGATATAAAAAAGAATTCCCTAGTAATTTTAATGAACGTTTATCTAGTATCTTTATTGATCATGAACCTATAAAAAAATACGGGTTTAATACTTCAAGTACATTTAAAAATATAAAGCCTATTAATTCAAAAATATGTTATTCCTATAAAAGACAACTACCTATAAAAAACAATTGCGGTAAATGTAGGGCTTGCTGGTCAAAAAACATAAGCAATATAGCCTATAAATCACACTAAAAACCCAATAAAATCAACGTTTTTTAATCTTAATTAAGATCAATATCATTTAAATTATAGCTTGTTTAATGTGTATTTTTTTTGTATAGATTAAAGGTTAACTAGTGTTTTTTAGTTATACAATTAATAAGGTAAAAAATGAGTACATTAATTAATATACTAGAAAAAAATCATAGCAATGATTTAAGTACTGCTATGATACCCGTTAGGCTTCAACCATATGAAGCTATGGACGGTTACACACTAAATAAAACTTGTTATGCTGTATTGGATACAAAAAATAAAAGATCTATAGCATTGCATGGTAAAGACTACAATTTGATACCATATGAAAAAATTTTGAAGGGCTTAAGTGAAGCCATGCAAAATTATGGTATTAAATTAAACAATGTTAAAGTTACTTTTAACGTTGATGGTAACCTAAACTATATGCGGTTAAGGATAATTTTTAATGATATAGTTTATGGGCTAAAATATAATGAGCATGATAAACTAAACTTAGCTATTGAAGTTATATCCAGTTATGATGCTTCTATTATATTTAAACTACGTACAATGTTTTTTAGATTAATTTGTAGCAATGGCATGGCTGAAATTAAGCCAATTGCATCAAGTTTAAAAAAACATACAACGGGTTTAAACTTCATGAATCAATTCAAATTACTTGAAAGTTTTAACAATCAAGTAAATTTATTGAAGGATCAATTTGAAGTTTTAACTAGGATCCCGTTGCAATCTAATGAAGTACAGCAATTGTTTAAAGGTTTTGCTAAGTCAGATAATAAAATACATTTATTAAATGATTTGATGCACCGTGACTTAAATCAATTAAACAAATCAATTAAGGATGTAACTTTATTTGATGTTTATAATGCTGTTACTAATTACAGTTCACACAATCAACGAGCCGTTGCCGTTGGTAAACGTGGAAGTAATCAATATAAAATTGAAGCTTCTACAATGGATGCTGTAAAATCAACCGCTTCACGTGAAGTAGAAATTGAGAAATTCTTAAGAAGTAAGTTATTTCTAGCTTTTTATAATCGTAAAGCATTATCAACCAACTAATTAAAATTACACTAGTTAACACATTAAAGCCTTCAGGATCTTAAAACCCTGAAGGCTTTTTTGTTACAGTTATTGACCCTTAAGGCTTAAATAGCCCTTGCAAGCCTAACTAAAATAAATTAAGATCTTAACATTATGAAAAATACAAATATAACTAAAGCAACTGATTGGGCTAAGGGTAACAAAAAATATCCCGTTCAAGTCATAGCTAAACACGTTTACGGGCAAGAACGCATATATCCAATTAATGATAATGCAAAATCATTATTGAAATTGACGGGTTTAAAAACTTTTAAAAAAGATAATATAAAAGATATTTTAAACTTAGGTTATGACGTGGAATTCCTGCCTGCATTTACTTATCAGCAGTAAATTAAATACATTAAAGCCTTCAGGATCTTAGCGGATCCTGAAGGCTTTTTTATTGGTTGCTTTATGCATTAAACGTATAAATATACTTTAAAATATACCCTTGAATATACTTCTAAATAGTTTATAAAAATAACTATGAGAGGAGGTATATAAAAACATGATTAAAAAAATGAATCAGAAAGAAGCTATTATAAAACTTAAGGAATTATTGAAGCCTAATGATACCATTTATTGTATCTTAACTAAGCTGAGTAATAGCGGTTGTTATAGACATATAAATTTTTATAAATTCTATAACGGCAAGAGTAACCTTGTAACTAATAAATACTGGTTATCCTTTTTAATTAGTATTGCTTTAAAGCTACCATTAAAAGAAAAAACTAACAGCGTTGGTATTGGTGGTGGTGGAATGGATATGGGATTTCACATTGTTTATGAATTATCTCATTTACTTTTTAAGGATGGCTATAAATTGAATCATGAATGGCTATGATTAAAATTGAACTTAGCATTAAGCAACTTTATGGATTACACAAGTTATTACATGATTATATTCATAACAGTAATAGTTCGTTCATCTATTATTATAAGGATCCTTTATATAAAAAAAACTATAATGATTGTACCAGTGCTTATAATTTAAAAGATTTAATTCATAGAACAATTATTAATTATGAGAATAAGCCTAAGTAATTAATCAACGGACTGAAGCCTTCAGGATCTTAGCGGATCCTGAAGGCTTTTTTATTGGATCCATTAAAATATATCTTAGTTAATACTGATTGATCATTAAGTAATGCTTGAAGGGATCATAGATACTTTTTTTTGATATCCCTTAAGATCCTGAAGCCGTTAACCAATGATCTTACTTAAGATCTTTTACATATTACTTAAGATCCTTTAAAAATTCTTAAGGGATCATTAAGGAATTATTCCTGAAGCATATATAATTATTTTTTTTTTACCTTAAGTAATACCAAAGGGATATTTTTAGGGGGGATACGATGCTCCATGGGGGGTCCCCCTGGTATCCATATAGGCACTCATGCTAAAATCATTAAAAAGTACTGTTAACTACCTCTGGGCCATATCTTAAGGAAGTATATTCATGTATTCTCCGAGCTATTCCCTTAAGTACCCTTAGAGTAAGTTATATGTTTACCCATAGTATAGATATAAAACCCCCCCTCAGTACTCTTAGTACTATTATACAGCCCATATAGCATTCTGTCAAGTATTATTTTTAAATAATTTAATATTTCTTAAAATATAGCTTGACAAAACCCGTATTCGTGTGTATAATAGAATCAAGTGCACATTAAAAGGACACACGTAACATACGCATACGACATGCATAAGAGGTCATCACTAATCTGCACTTAAAATTTAAGGGATTCCCTAGGGATCCCTGCTTTCAAGGTATGCTATAAGGTACCTTGAGGTCAACTTGCTTTAAAAGGAGAAAATAATGAACAAAGCACTATCTATATTTAATCAGCTTAGACCAGTAACGGTTGGGTTTGATAACATATTTGATCATTTCGAAAGAATGTTCGATAACGACTTCTCACCATCTACTTATCCGTTCTATGACATTGTCAAGAAAGGGGATAACAGATATGATGTAGAAGTAGCATTGGCAGGATTCAACAAGGACAGTATAACTTGTGAGTATGCCGATGGTTTACTAACTATTACATCCAAGGATTTAAAACATGCAAAGGGGGAGGAAGAAGATATACTTCACAGGGGAATATCTAGAAGATACTTCTCTAAATCCTTTACTATTTCAGATGATGTTGAAGTCAAAGGGGCAACCTTCAAGGATGGCCTGTTAAAGGTATCCATGGAGAAGATTGTTCCAGAGTCTAAAAAACCAAAGACAATTACAATCAAGTAATTGCAATAGATAGGGGCGGTGTTATGCCGCCTCTAACACAAAAGGAATTCAATTTATGGCATTTATATTATTAGCTTATGTCCCTATGATTATAAGTATAGGCGGAAGAACAATTGTCCGTCTGATTGCAAAGAAAGGTGTTCAGGCAATGATTAAGAAGGGAGCTAAGAAACTTACAAAAAAGAATTTCAAAAAGAGCTATGAATTTTTTAGAGGCACTAAGAAACTAAAGACCTCTGATAAAAATAAAGTCCTTGAGAATCTTAATATTATTACCAAGAAGGTGCCTAAGAAGGTAATCCCCAAGAAGGTAATCCCCAAGAAGGCAGCCCCTAAGAAAGTAACACCTAAAGAGGATTGGCTGAAGGGCATACGTAAAAATGAAAGTCTTGAAGAGTTTTTAAAACGAAAGGCAGCAGCGGCAAGACTTAAAGTAGCCCCTAAACAAGTTAAAGTACCTGAAGCAGGGAAAGTAAAGACATTGATTCAGGCTGCTGAGAAAGGCAAACTACCTGCTCCAATTTCAAAAGTTAAAGAAGTTTTAGCAAAAGGAACAGAAGTTGCAGCCCCTGTAGCAAAAGGAAGCACGGCCTGGGATAAAGCAAAGACAGCTATGAAGGTTGCAGGGTGGAGTTTTCTAGGAATAGGAGCTGGTGGTATTATTTTTCATGAATTAGGAAAGGATAAAGATATTAAAAAAACAACCGATGTTAAAGTTGATAAAGGAATTACTGAAGCAGAAGATATAACCGTAACTAAGGTTAAACCTGATGATACTATTCCTGCTAAGGATTCCTTAGCATCTAAAGTTGAAAGTTTAGATTTTGATAAGGACGTGGAGGTTATAACTACAGAGCATCCTTCGGTTATTAATAAGACATTACCTAAAAAGCTGCCAGGATTTACTACGCAAAGGGTTGATACAGGTTTATAACTTGAATGTATTCTGATAAACAGAATTTAAAAGATATCTCCTTTAAAGAATTAATGGAAATTGTAAATGCAAAGCACGGATTCAACTATAATCAAGACTCACAAAAGAAGCTTAACCGCTTCACAGGAAAAGTTTCTAGACGCATTGTTCGGGGAAGCAAGAGGTATTCCAAGAAGGGCTGGGGAGCTAGCAGGATATTCCGAGCATTCGTACCCAAAGGTTCTTAGGAATCTTAGGTCGGAGATTGTCTCCAGGGCGGAGAACTATCTGGCAACTCATTCTGCTCAGGCAGCTACTAAGATGGTGGATATGCTTGAAGAGGACGGCTCAACCCCCCATGCCGCAATAAGACTGGAAGCAGCTAAACAGATACTGGATAGAATTGGAATTGCCAAGAAGGAAAAAATTGATATTAGCATGAAGGCTATACATGGTTTGTTTGTATTACCTGCAAAGGATAAGATTAAGAAAGTAGTAACAGAATTAACGGAGGCTATAAAATAATGGCAAAAGAACCCAAAGATGCACAGGATCTATTAAAAAAACTTAAGGTTGAGCGGAATGCTGCAGCTTTAGTTCTTCATCCAGGAAAGAAAGGAAATAGGAGATTAGATCGCCAGGCTCTTGAAGATAGTATGTGGATACCTGAAGAAAAGAAAAAAGAAATTAAAAAAGAATTTAACAAACATAAAATTAATCCTGATAAACCAGCAGAGGATAAATCAAAACCCATAAGTGATCCTTCCAGATTTAAGAATTTAAAATTTGGAAAACTTTATCATCCTAATGGAAGTTCAAGAAAAACAAAATATACAACTTAGTAAACTTAAAAGAAAAGCCAGAATAATTCCTTTTGGTTATAAGATAGATGACACAGGGAATTACTTGATTTCAATAGAATCAGAATTAAAAGCCCTGGAAGAAGCAAAGAATTATTTAAAAACGTGTTCGTATAGAGAAGTAGCTATATGGCTGCACAGAAAAACAGGTAGATATATATCTCATGTCGGACTTAGAAAACGAATCCAAGGAGGTCTTGCCACCAAAACCGAAGAAAACGGTCAAAGTCAAAGCAAGGAATTCAGTCCAGGAAATATTAAAGCGGTCCAGACAGAAAGTTAATACTGCCGAACAAAGTTTACGATCGGCAAAACGGTCAGCAGAATACTTAAAGGGTAAATATAAAATAGTTAATTCTGCACTACAAGGAAAAGAAACTCAAGTTATCGAACAGGATAAAATTGATACTGTTTCTCCAAATGTTAAAGCACATTTAAAATCACAAAATATTGTATTTAAACCTAATACAGGTCCACAAACAGAGTTTCTAGCCTCATCGGAAAGAGAGGTTTTTTATGGAGGAGCAAGAGGGGGTGGAAAATCATATGCGATGTTGGTTGATCCATTGCGATATTGCCACAAAGAAATGCATAGAGCACTCCTTCTCAGAAGGACAATGCCTGAACTAAGGGATTTAATTAATCATTCCCAGCGTTTATATAACAAGGCATTCCCAGGAGCTAAATGGAGAGAGCAAGAAAAAGAGTGGAGATTCCCTTCAGGAGCAAAGATAGAGTTCGGGTACGCAGAGAACATGACAGACGCTTTACGTTACCAAGGGCAATCTTACACATGGATAGGCGTAGACGAACTGCCACAATATCCTTCGCAAGATATATATAATTTTTTAAGATCATCTTTACGTTCAGTTGATCCAGAGATACCTGTGTATATGCGATCCACAGGAAATCCAGGAAACATTGGTTCACAATGGGTACGGGAGATGTTCGTGGACCCTGGTGTGCCAAATTTAGCCTTTGATGTTAATATTAATACACCGAGTGGTACAAGGGTAATTACACGAAGATTTATTCCAGCAAAACTTCAGGATAATCCTTTTTTAACACAAACGGATGATTACTATGTTATGCTGGCTTCTTTACCCGAAGTACAGCGTAAGCAATTTTTAGATGGAGATTGGGATGCATTTGAGGATTCCTCATTCCCTGAATTTAATAAGGCAATCCATGTGGTTGATCCTTTTGAAGTCCCTAAAGGCTGGCAGAAATTTCGTGCTGCAGACTGGGGTTATGCTTCTCCTGCTTGTTGTTTATGGTTTGCTATTGATTATGATAATCATCTTTGGATTTATCGGGAATTTTACACTAAAAAGTTAACTGCAGATGTATTTGCTAAAAAAATTTTAGAACTTGAACGTGGAGAATATGTACGTTATGGAGTTCTAGATGCAAGTACCTGGGCAAAACGTGGAGATATCGGACCAAGTATTGCCGAAACAATGATTCAACAGGGTTGTCGTTGGCGGCCTTCGGATAGAACTCCTAAAAGTCGTATAAGTGGAAAACTTGAAATTCATAAACGATTGAAACTTAGTGATGATAAGAAGAAAGAACCAGGTTTAAGATTTTTTTCTACATGCAGAAATTTAATAAGAACTTTTCCTCTTTTACCCCTAGATGAAAATAATCCTGAGGATATAAATACGGATGCAGAAGATCATGCTTATGATGCTTTACGTTATGGATGCATGAGTCGTCCTATACATACAAAATATGCAGAGAGATTTAAGCGTCCTGTAAAACCTATGCAGGAAATGTCAGATAGAATATTTGGATATTGATTATGGCATTAAATGAAAAGGGAAAAAAGATACTAAAAACCATGGTTGAGAAATACGGACCTAAAAAGGGCAAATCTGTATTTTACGCAATGGAAAATTCGGGGAAATTAAAGGGTGTCAAAAAAACGAATAAAAAAACTTCCTGAAATTAACCATAAAAATTTTCCTTATGATCTTGCTTTAATAACATGGGAAGATATAGTATCGTGCTCTGAATGGTCATATATTTCAGAAATAAAAAAATCCAAAACAGCTGTTTGTAGTAGTGTTGGATGGTTAATTGAAAGGAATAATACCACAACAGTTATTATGGCGGATTTAAGTTTTGAAGAAACTAAAGAAATTAAACAAGGAGGGTCGTATACTACGATACCAACTAAAAACATATTGTCAATTAAAAAGATTAAACTATAAAATAATATTATTATGGGAATATTTAAAAAAAAATATAAATCTAAATATAGTGATCCAAAATACTTAAAAAGTATAGGGGCATCTCCAGAATTTTACACAGACAGGGATAAGGGTATTTTACCTCTCGGACTATCAGGTATAGGACTGGCTGCTGGTGCTCTTATGCTTAGTACAAAGAATATTATAAGGGATAATAGAAAATATTCTGTTAAACAACAACGAGAAAAAGAAAAGAAAAAAAAAGAAACAAAACAAAAACAAAGTATGACTTCTAATAAAGCATATTCAAGTAAATTTTTTGGACATACAGATAATAAAAACAAATAGGAGAAACCCCATGGCTAAAAAGAAAAGAAAAAAAAGAACAATTCAAGATGTCATTGATGATATTCGAGATTTACATGATAAGGAAGAAGATTTATTAACAGAACTTGAAGAAAAAACAGACATAGACGAAGGAGATGAATAATGGAAAATAAATTCGACCCAAAAGCTAAAGTTAAACAAGGAGATCTTGGTTCAGCTGCTGATG